CATGGAACTGTCCGAAGCCGAATACCACCAGCTGCTGGAACAGATGTACACCGAAGACCGGGTGGAACGGCTCGACAAGTCGCCGGAAAAGGTGTACCTGGACTACTGTCTGCGACAAGAAGGGGTCATCCGGGACCTCGACAAGCTGATCAAGAAGTGGACGAACGGGAACCAGCCCCAGGCAGTCGTTGGTGCGGCGCGGGCGAAGTCCGAAGCCATCGACCGAATCCTTCAGACCGGACAGCAGATGGGGCTGATACAGAAAGCACCGGAGCGCCACCAGATTATCGCGGGCATTGCCGTCGCAGACATGACTGACGCCGACCTGCGTTCCAAGATTTCAGAGCAGTTGGAAGCGGTCAATGCGGTAATGTCCCGCTATGGTGAACGCGACATGCTGGAAGTGAAGCCGATGACGGCGCTCCCGGAGCCGGTGCGAGCTGTTGTTTCCAAGACGGCTTCGACAGAGCGGACCCGCTCAATCAATCCAAAGACAACGGGCGGGCTCGCCAAAGCGAAGGGAGCGCACGCCGGAGCGACCCGTCATGTAGTTGTACGAAAGAAGCCAGCCACTCCACCGCCCGACGTTTCTTCACTATCTTCAGTCAGCGAACCAGACTAGAATCGTTCCATCGGGGAGCAGCCCTGGCTGCCCCCAGACGGTGCGACCAGCGGCAGGAGCCGCAGGGACCGCGAGGTTGAGGGCGGTAGCAGCGACCGGACGGAACCGTCAAGCGCATCGTTCGCAACTCCAGGGACGCCCCAGAGTGGGCGGGAAAGGGAATGGATCATGGCGAGCGGTTGGAAGATCATGCACGGGGCGTTCTACGGCACCACCGGCGTTGCGGTGGACGTGGAGAAGGTCGGGTTTCGTCCCAGTCGCGTCAAGCTGACCAACGTGTCCAGCGGCGACGAGATGGAGTGGCAGGAGGGCATGGCGGACGGCAGCGGCTTCAAGCGGGTCGCGGCCGGCACCGGGGCGCTCGTGGCGTCCAACGCCATCACGCCCCTCGCCAACGGGTTCCGGCTGGGGACGGACGGCGACATGAACGTCACCGGCGAGCTGGTCCGCTACGAGTGCTTCGAGTAGCCCAGGCCTGACGGCTCAGGGCCAACGCATCAGACGGTCGCCCGGCTCCCCCGCCCGGAGCCGGGCGACAGTCGAAGGAAGGAAGCAGAGACATGTCAGGAACAGGCCAAATCGGAACGTCCCCGGACTTCCGACTCCACCGTGACGCCGTCACAACGGTGGACGCGCTCCCAGTCACCGACAAGAACATGGGGGTGAACGGGAGCGGCTACGATGAGGGTCTGGCGAACCTGAAGGTGGGGGCCGGAGGGGGCGTGACTTTCGAGGTTCTGTACTGGTCGGACTTGGCGGGCGCGTTCATCAGCGAATCCAGCCCGATCACGTTCGCGGTTGGAGCCTCCAGCGCGATGGCCGTCCAGTTCCCGATCAAGGGTCGCCGGTTCTTCATCTCCGTGAATATCAACGCTGCCGGAGCCCCGGCCAGCGCCGAAGTCGCGGGCTTCTGGCTCGACCCGCGCAACGACTGACCGTGAAGCGATGGCGACCGGAGCCGCCGCTGTCGAGAATCGAATAGCCGCATCCTCGGCTGTAGTCTCAGCGAAAAACAGAGACGGGCTGATCTCTCTGCTACACAGGGGGCGGGAAGCCTACAAGGAGTGGGTGCGGCGAGCGGTTCTCCAGCGGAACAGGATTGATGTGCTCGCGGAACTGGTGCTGGGATACACCGTTCACCCGCGTGTACACTACCCCATCATCGTTCACCAACTTCAGAATCCACAGTCATTGACGCTGGCGTTCCGAACGGCCGGGAAGACTACCATCGGGACGATTGCGAAGATGATTCACGTGATCCTCAAGAATCCCAACATCCATGTGATTCTCGCATCGAAGGTTGCTGAGAACGCAGAGGATATGTTGGGAGAGGTCAAGGGGCACTTCGAGTCTAACGAGGAGCTGCGCGACATCTTTGGGGACTACGTGGGGGACAGACAGTGGGACGAGCGTTCCATCGCAGTTCGCCCAAGGACGCGGAACGCGAAGGAACCGACTGTAGCAACGGTCGGTGTCGGGTCGGCCGTCGCGTCGAAGCACTACGACATTGGCTTTGGCGATGACCTCCTGGACGAGTCGAACAGCCGAACCGACCATCAGCGGCAGTCCATCAAGACGTGGTACTACAAGGTGTTCAAGCCGTGTATCATGCCTCCCGATCCGGTCGTGGATCACCGGGGCGAGATACACATCTTGGGTACGCGCTACCACTACGAAGATCTGTACCAGCACTTTCAAGACCACGAGTTCAGGGGAAAGACGCTGGTCATCCCGGCGCTTGATGAGAACGATCAGTCCGTGTACCCGGAGAAGTTCAAGACGCCATACCTACATGAACTCCGGGAAGATGCCGGACCGATCATCTTCAACTCCCAGTACCAATGTGACACGGAGGCGATGAAGGGCGAGATATTCAGCTATGACGACTGCGATGTTGTTCCATCGGATCAGTACCCGTCGCTGGAACGGCTGAGAGTTGCAGTCGGCGTAGACCTCGCCATCGGGGAAGGCGAACAACACGACTTCTTCGCTACTGTCGTTGTAGGAGAAGACGAACAAGAACACCTCTGGGTTCTGGACTTCACTGAACAGAGGTTGTCGTTCAGCGCCCAGCAAGAGTCCATTGAGAACACCTACCGGCGTTTCGAGCGTTCCATCATCGGAGCGTTCATCGAGGCGAACGCCTATCAGAAGGCGCAGCCGGGGGAACTGAAGAAGAAGCACCCAACGTGGCTTATCAGGCCGGTCCTGACACACAAAGACAAAGTCACGAGGGCTTGGAAACTGACTCCCATTTTCGAACAGCACCGAATCCATTTCATGCCCCACCACCAGAAACTCATCGACAGGCTCGTGTCGTTCCCTCATGGGAAACGCGACTTGTTCGACGCTCTGGACTTCGCCATCACCGGGCTGAAGGGGAAGCGTCTCAAGGAACGGACGCGGCGTGCTGAGCCGGGGCTGTTGTAGGAGGGGCAGATGTACACTGTTTCCCAGTTGTTGTACTACGCAATGCTCGTCTTTCATTCCAACTGGCAGGACACGGCCTGCGATTCCGTTGCAGAGTCCCGTGTTGCCCGCTGCGAACAGATCAGGGATGCGGCGCAGGAAACGCTTTCCCGATGGTCGGAGATGTTTGCGTACTCCTGCGGGGAAGAAGGCGTTGACTGTTTGTTGACCGTCGCTGTCGCTGAGAAGGAGTACAGCCTGGGAGACATCGGGAATGGGTCAATCGGAAACGCCTGTCTTCACACGATGGACGTTGGGCGTGTGACAGCTCGAACAGAGCGCGAAGGGTTTTGCGACCGGCGTTTGACCTGGGAGTCCCACGACGGTTCCCGGAGCGTCACACGGCCCGCTCGCATTGTAGCAGAGAACGACCGCCGGATCACGTTCGACACCTGTTGCGCGCGTGAAATCGGGTTGTTCCAGATCCTACCGGCGAACGCAGGAGCGGGCCGACAGGTCCGCTACTACCTTCCAGGTGTCAGCGACAACCTGATTGAGTTGCCTAGCAGCTACCGGGAGCGTATGAATCTCGCAGCCCGCGATGAGATCAACATCGCTATCGGGATTGAGGAGATCAGTGAACACATAGCAATGTGTCGTACTTCCACTAGCCCAGTCCACGACCTTCAGTACATCGCCGCGTATAACCAAGGCGACTGCGTTGTTGACGAAGGGTTCCGAACCTACTACAGCGGAGTCCGCTACAAGTACAGGATGATGTGCGAGGCAGAACTCCCAGATGGGAGTCGAATCGCTGATCACCACCCCGGTTGCGGAAACATCCCTGGACCGGACCCGTGGGAGGAATGAAGATGGACGACGAAGCGAAGAAGACGGAAATGGTCGAGCGTCGCAACCAGCGTGAGGTCATCCTCAAGGGCTTCGTCGTGAAACTCGACCAAGCACCCGGAGCGACCGAAGCCGGGCGCTCCAATGTCGAGTTGGAGGACCCCGACCTCAGCGGGCTCATCAACCAGGGGCGGATCATCGTCCCGCCCTTCGACCCGCTGATCATGGCGATGCTCCCGGAGAACAGTACGATCCTGGAGCAGTGCGTTTCGTCCATGGAGGTGAACATCGATGGTTTCGGCCATCGGTTTGTTCGCCGCGTCCCTGTCGAGATGCCGAACATCCCGCCCGACGTGAAGACCAACGTTGCGGCTGAACAAGTCTGGCTACAGAACTTGTTTGCCCACTTCTGCGGGGACCTGAGTTTCGTGGGGTGGCGCCGTCGAATCCGGCGTGACCTGGAGATCACCGGGAACGCCTACACCGAAGTGGTGAAGAACGGTGCTGGGAAGATTGACCAGCTTGTCCACATTCCCAGCTACCAGATGCGCCTCTCCGTCCAGGACGCGGAGTACACGGAGTACAGGCAGCGTCGGATGGTGCTACAGTCGGACGGGAGCGTCAAGATTGAAGAAGTCCTGAACCGCAAGCGGTTCCGGCGCTTCGTTCAGTTCGCTCGTCTTGGGACGGACGGAATCGTGAGGACCATCTACACGAAGCCGATCTGGTTCAAGGAACTGGAAGACCCGCGCCCCATCGATGCGCTGACTGGGAACGTCCTCACGCCGGAACAACTGGCGGAGGGGAAGTACACGCTCGCAACGCCTGTTGTCCACTTCCGAATCTACAGTCCCCGCTCACCCTACGGAATCCCACGGTGGATCGGGAACCTGATCACGATCATCGGGGACCGCGAGGCGGACAACGTCAACTTCGTGACCCTTCGGAACAACAACGTCCCGTCGATGATCATCGCCGTTTCCAACGGCGAGCTGAGCGACGGTTCCATCCAACGGATCAAGGATTATGTGGAGACCCACATCCAGGGTTCCCACAACTACAGCCGCATTCTGATCATCGAAGCCGCCAGTCCCTTCGCCAATGACGCCGGGGAAGGATCGGGCAACGCGAAGATCGATGTGAAGCCGGTCGCGCAAGCCCAGACCCAGGACCAGCTGTTCCAGGCCTTCGGGGAGAACAACCGTGCCAAAGTCCGCGAAGCGTTCCGGCTCCCTCCCATCTTTGTCGGCCGGTCGGACACGTACAATCGTTCGACAGCGGAAACCAGTCGGAAGTTGGCTGACGAGCAGGTCTTTGCGCCGGAGCGGCTGGAGTTCGACTTCTGGATGAACCACCAGCTCTTCCCACTCCTGGAGGTCAAGTACCACAAGTTCCAGTCGATGGGACCGAACATCACGGACGATGAGGACTTGATCAAGGTCCTGATCGCGGCCGAAAAGACCGGTGGGATGACGCCGCGCATCGCCCGCTACATCATTGAGGACATCATGGGTCGGGAGTTCCCGGAGAACTGGAAGGACATGGACCCCGACGTTCCGTTGACGCTCCAGTTGGCGGAGCGGGTCAAGAACACCGCGCCCATGACGCCCGGAGCGCAAGTGATGGCGATGAAGGCGCTGGGACCGGACGCCGATGCCGATGTGCTTCTGAAGGACCTGATGGGAATCCGGGAGCGGTTGGAAGCGAAGGTTGCGGAGGCGGAAGCGACGAAGCCGCTGCTTCCGGTGAAGGTGGCGGGGGCGGGGGCGTAAGGTCGTGTGCGACGTTTGCGAGAGCCAGGGCAGAATCGTCCCGGCGACGGTCACACAGACCCTCGCCCATAGTCGTTTCGCCAACATCGACTTCAACGCTGTACCGCGTGAGAAGGCGCTCCGGCTTTTGTCGGCCGTCGAAGACGTGCTGTTCAAGGCGACGGCGCTCCCAGAGTGGAAGCGGATGATCCTGTTGGAGAACAGGCTCCGCGAACAGCTTATCAAGGCTTGGGCTGCCCGCTCCAAGAAGGCGGTGAAGTCCGCATCCACCATCATTCGCGCCGCGCCAAACCCGGTCAGACAGAAGGATGTTGACGCGGCGCTCGCCGCTGCTCGTTCCCAGTTCGTCGGGTTCGATGACGAGGTTCGCCCCTTCTTCCGCGAGATGATGAAGGAAGCGTACCGGCTAGCCATCTCCGCAATGAACAAGAAGGTCCAGGGGAAGTACAAGGGGACACTGCGGTATGACTTTGTTCCCGTGCGAGTCCTGAAGTGGGAGCCCAACCCGTCGCTCCGCGCTTCATTCGAGCTGATCGATGACGAGGCTGTAGAGGCTCTTGCCGATGACCTGACGTTCTGGGCCGGAGAACACTACGACAGGAACCTGTCCGAAGCCGTGAGGCGAATCGCTAACGAGGCGATGATCCAGACTGGCGGTGACCCAGAGCGGGCGGCGCAGGAACTGGAAGATGTGATGACGAGGGAGTATGGATATGATCCCAGTGATCCGTTCACTGGGCCGTACTCTCGCATCCCAGTCGGTTGGAGTGGGTCGGCGCGAGAGTACTGGAGCGGTGTAGCAGCGAACGCGGCGACCGTGGGACGCGTCAACGGACAGTTGAGTGCCTTGAGGGGTGTCGGAGCTACGCACTACACTATCGTCAACCCGTTGGACGAGCGGACATGCGAGACTTGCTACTCGATGGCTTCGGAAGGCACAGCCATGCCAGTGGACGAAGCCTACAACCACATGCGCTCCGAAGTCGGAGCATCAGCGGGCGCAATCCGCTCGACACTCCACCCTTGGGTAAGGAGCATGGCGGCGATGAGAACGCTTACCGGTGCTCGCGGGCCGGGCGGAAGTGGGGCTTCCAAGTTCATCAAGGCGGGATTGGGGTATCCGCCGTTCCACATGCACTGTCGCTGTACAGTTGACATCTCCGAAGAAACCGAGTTCATCACACCTGGGGAGATGGCGGAGCTGACCCCGTAGGAGGGCGCGATGGAGACTGAGAATCAAGACATGGAGAAGCGGCTGGCGGACACCATCACGGCCACTTACCCTTCATTTGCCTTCCCTCACGATGCCGATTCGATGAAGCGTCTGTCAAGAAGCCTCCCAGGAGAGAAGGTGAAGAAGGCAGTGCTGGAAGACGGTTCTGGGAAGCGGTACTTCTTCAAGCCCACAACGGTACACAAAGCCTTGGGATGTATTGCGGCTTCCAATCTAGCGAAAGTGGTGGGGCGGCCGATTCCGCTTCATCGAATCGGCTTCTATGGGAAGCTGTTTGGGACCTTCCGAAACTGGGTTGAGGGGAAGACCTTGTCGGAGGAAGGGAAGAGAGTCGTTGCGCTTGCGAGGCCCGACCTGCTGGACATCCAGAAGCAACAGTGCTTCAACTACCTCGTGTCGTTCCCGGACTTGTGGATGAGGAACATCATCCGTGGGAATAACGGGAAGCTGTATTACATCGACTATGAGGGAGAGACATTCAATCTGTATGGGGAAGACGACTTCCTCATCGACCCTGAACTCACCCCCAGCGTGTACACGTTCAACAGCTACCAGATCATCTATCGTTCCATCGCCAGCGGGCGTTTGTTTGAGTACGCCACTTGGGAGGAACTGGAAGGGGACGTAGCGAAGATCGCTGGTATCAGTGATTCCAAACTGGAAGAGTTTGTCGGGCCATACATCGATGCGTCGCTACAGAAGTTGGACGCCAAACGCCCTCCGTGGAAGCTCCGGTACAGCGGGCCGGAGCTGATGAAGGCAATCAAGTCCCGGCGCGATTCCATCGAGAAGACCATCAGGACTCTGTACGAGCGTCTGGAAGATGAACGCAAAAAGGCCATCAAGAAGGGCGCCATCGGAACGGATGCGTTCACGGACGGGAAGAAGAACCCGGCGATCCTGTCCACGAGTTTCATGGACTCGATGGAGCAGGAGACAATGCTGGTTCCGAAGATCCAGGAGTTCGAGCCGGAGGTCATTGAGAGTTGCGTGAAGGTTGAACTGTCGGCGGTCCTGTCCTCGCCGCGAGTCCTGCGCGGAGAGTCCGACGATCAGATCGGGAGCATCCATCTTCGGTTACACCAACTTTGGGATCTGGCGAATGCTGGGCGCTTGAGACTGACGCGACCGGAGTTCCTGAAGGTCCACGCGTTGGTAGTGGCGGAGATGGAGCGCCGTGGGATTGATCACAACGCTCACGATGAGCTGGATCAGGCTTCGCTTCGCTCGAAGACGCGGAAGTTCATGGGCGAGCAGAGTCCGTACAACGTGGACTACTACAATGGTTTGTCGGACATCGACAGGCTCTTTGCCTCCGACTTCGCACGAGTGTCGGAGCAGTTCCCGGAAGTGGCGTTGGAGAACGTGCTGGAGATCGGATGTGGAACTGGTCGTGCGTTGAAAGTCCTGAAGGCGAGTGGAATCGAAGCCCAGGGCGTTGAGGTGTCCGACCACGCCGTGTCCGTCTGTCGCAACGCCGGGTTGGAGGCTTCCTTCGGGGACGCGGCTGACCTCCCATACAAGGAAGGCGCGTTTGACGTCACGTTCTCAATGGACGTTCTGGAGCATGTACAGGACTTCCAGAAGGCGCTGAACGAAGCTGTACGGGTCGCGGCGCGGAAGTCCATTCATCTCATCCCGCTTGGGATTCGTCGGGACGCGACGCACCGCCACACGTTCAAGACTTTGGACGACCTCCGCAAAGTCGTCTTGGATGCTGTACCAGGCCAAGCCATCGAGTTCCACCGGACGACTTCCAACAAGGCAGTCGTCGTCATCGACAAGGATCGCACAGACACGTCGCCAGTCACGGCGTACCTTCAGGACTTCACGATCATCCCCGGCTTCATGTCTCTGGTTGGCGGGACGGTGAAGCGTTCCGATCCGCGCGACATCGACATCGTGTGGCGCGTTTCGGAGCCGATTCGTGGGATGGAGCTGGCTTTCAGGAACTTGCTACCGCCGGAGGTTCACGAGAAGGTACACCACATCTACAACCCGTTCGGTCCTCACGATGATCACATCGAGCTGTTCGACCTCGTTGCCGTGAAGCGTCCGGCATTTCGCGTCGAACAGGTAGCCAAAGCCGCTCTCAAGCCGCTCAAGGCGTTCACGCCCCTCAAGACCGGAAGTGGCTACACCCAGCACGAGTTCTTCACGCCAGACGCTTTCTGGGAGATGTGGGCAAAGCCTTTCATCGAGGAAGGGACGCGGCTCGCAGTCGAGATCAAGTACAACGGCTACAGGACCGTTGCGCAGAGTGACGGGAAGGGGACGCTGGTCTACTTTGAGGACAGCAAGAACGACCGCAGCGAACAGCTCGTGCCCATCGTCAACGACCTCAAGGCGATTGGAAAGCCCGTGATCCTCGACATGGACCTGGGGGCAACTTACGAAGACGGGACCGTTGTCCCGCGTGTCGAGCTGAGTGGGTTGATCTCTGAGAACACGAAAGTCGCTGAGGACGGGACCTTCACGACTCCCAGCGGGAAGAAGGCGTGGATTGTCGGTCGCGTCTTCCACATCTTGTATTTGGGGGACGAAGACCTACACACGCTTCCCTGGGAAGAGATGCGCAAGCGTCTCAGCCAGCTTTTCGCCGGTCACGACTTCAAGCACCTGAAGATCAGCCGTGCTAGGTTGGTGTCGTCCAAGGGCGACTTGATGGACGCCATCAAGAAGGCGAGCGCCGAACAGGGGAGCGAAGGCGCTGTCGTGAAGGTAGTCACGACTGACTACCCGTTGGACGGGAAGACAACAGGCTGGGCGAAGATCAAGAACCTCCTGGAGCTGAAAGTCGAGGTCATCGACCGGAAGCCGGTGAAGGATTCGCCCAAGACGTACAACTACTTCGTGGGGTACACCGACGAATCCGGGAAGCTACGGGAGATGGGAAAGACGTTCAACACGAACGTCGATGCGAAGCCAGGAGACATCCTGACGCTCAGTGCGGAGGAAGTCATCCCGCGCTACGATGAGGACGCGAAGACTTGGACCGTCACCACCGTCGTTCCCCGCGTGGAAGACCTCGAAACGGGAAGCATGAAGGCGGAAGGTGTGCGCTCGATCATCGAGCGGGCGTACAAGGCGAACGTCCTTCAGGCGAGCCCAGATGTGCTGGACCGGCTTCGCGCCGACAAGGTTGTGTCGAAGGGACTCGACATCGAGCTGTTCGACGTTCTGGTCAAGGCGGAAGGGACGTTGTCATTCCAGGAAGGTGACGAAGGGACAGGAATCCTACAGACTCATGAGCGCGGGTTGGAAGAGTTCCAGGTCAAGCTGACGCACGACTTCGGCTGGGACCCGGTCATGTTCACTCCGGCCCAGCTGGACCGCCTCAGCGAGATGGCCGGGAAGAACATCGCGCCCGCATACAAGGAAGCGCAGGACGGCCGAAGCGGCAACCTGTCCGACGCTTTGAAGGGCGCTGACCCGGAGTCTCTGTCGAAGCCCGATCAGGAACTGCTCGCTCTCGCGCGTCCGGTTTCCATTCACACCGACTTCCGCATGCGTCCCGGCAAAGAAGACTACTGGGAAGGCGGCGAGGGTTTCACTCCTGGAAACCAGTTCCAGGGGAACAAGTTCAGACTCATGGCTGAAGGGAAGCTGCCTCCGGGTTCCAAGATCCTGATGAACTTCAAGACGGCCAGGGAAGATGAACTCAGCGATGTATCCAAGGCGGAAGTTCCGGTGCGTGGGCCGCTCGCATGGATGGGAATCGGTCGTGGCTCGCCCAAGGCGTTCCCGCCGGGCTCAGTCGGTTCGACTTCCGGCGCTTGGAGCCGGTTCTTCATCCGTGATCAGTTTGACTGGAAGGCCGGAGTCCAGGACAAGCACTACAAGGAGTTCGAGTTCAACGGGAGCGTTCTGGATGGTCGTTGGATCTTCCAGTTCGTGCCCGTAGGAATGGGAGGCCCTGCGCAAGCACAGGGACGTGCCTGGATGGTATCGAAGCCCGCCAAGCAGATCTTCGACAGTGAGGCTCTCAACAAGCGACTCGCTGTGATCCTCCCGATTTTGAAGCGCAACGAGGAGCAGCGCATCGTCACGGCTGTCGTTCTCAAGCCCGACGCGACTGATGCGCAGGGTGACATCATTTCCCCGCCGGTCATCGAGAAGGCTGCGTACAACTTCCTTTTGAACTATCGGCGCGGGAACACCGTTGGGTACATGCACAGGGACATGGGGCGGAACCTCCAAGTGGTAGAGTCCTACATCGCGCCGTCGCCGCTGACGATCAGCGGCCGACTGATCCCGGAAGGTTCTTGGGTCATGTCCGTGAAGGTGTTCGATGATGAGATCTGGAAGCGCGTCCTTGCGGGAGAGGTAACGGGGTTCAGCATCGGTGGGATGGCGAAGGTGTCGAAGCTGCCGGCTTCCTCCTGATCAGTTTTCCAGCTATACTAGGACAAGATGAGCGAGACAGCGGCCAGTGCTCCGAATGAGTTCAAGTCCCACGAGACAAGACAGCGTCTCATGGACATCGACGTGAAGGAAGTCTCGTTGGTGGACAGGCCAGCCAACGAAGAAGTGTTCCTGGTCGTCAAAAGGAACGATGACGGAGGAAAGGGAAACATGAACGACAAGAGCAACCCCGAAACGTGCCCGCCGACCGAAGCGAAGCCGGAGCCGACCCCGGCCGCGCCGACTGCTCCGGCCGAGCCGGTGGAGAAGGCGAAGCCCAAGGAGGGCGAGCCGATGGAGGCAGAGAAGGCCGAAGGCGACATCGTCAAGATCGTTGCCGACGCCAAGAGTGCCCTCAAGTCGGTCCTCAGCGCCTCCAAGAAGCAGGAGGGGTACGGTGCGCCCGACCCCAAAAAGCTGGGGGCGATGCTGATGGAGATCGCGCAGATGTGCGTGGAAGCGGCGAAGGCCTGCGGCATGGAAGAGAAGTCGCAGACCCGCAAGTCCATCATGCTCACTTTCAACGAGGGTGGCGAGCTGGAGATCACCGGCGGTGAGCCGGTGGAGAAGGCGAAGCAGTTTACGTCGGCCAGGACGGACGTGATCAAGGATGCCCTCACGAAGCTGCTCACGCTGGCGAAGGAGATCGATCCGGCGCTGGTCCCGACGATCCTCAAGGAGCTGGGCGTGGAAGCGGAGAAGGCCACGGGCGGTGGAGCGGGCGGCGGTCCCCACGACGGTCGCGGGAACGGTCCGCGTGACGGTTCCGGTGGCTACCCGGACTCGGATGAGTACGGCAAGAAGACCAAGGCGCTGGAGGACGAGATCACGACCCTCAAGAAGCGTCTGGAGGACGTGGAGAAGTCGCGGGGCACGCCGAATGCGGCCCCGACCGACACGACGGCGCAGCCCGTCCAGAAGGATCAGGGCGGCTTCTGGAGCAACATCCTCTAGGCTTGGTGGCCTGAGGACAAGAATCGGGAACAGGAACCCGGAGAAGGAAAGGACAGGAGAAGGAAGATGCCGACCAATCAGGAACTGCTCGACAAGGATCGCGTCCAGAAGGCGCTCATCGCCGCTGATGCGCTCGCGGCGGCGGGGAAGCTGAACCCGGAGCAGGCGGACAAGTTCATCGACTACATCATCGACCAGTCGATGATGAAGAACAACGCCCGCGTCGTCCGGTTCAAGCCGGAGACCATGGAGATCAACAAGCTGGGTCTCGCCAAGCGTGTGGCGATGCCGGCGGCGGAAGCCCGTGACCCGGCGCACCGGCGTGGGATCAGCACGAGCAAGATCGTTCTCCAGCCGCGCGAGATCATCGTGCCGTTCGAGATCAGCGACACCGTGCTGGAAATCAACCTCGAAGGCCCGGCGCTCCAGGACCACATCATCCAGATGATGGGGAAGCAGACGGCCAACGACCTGGAGGACCTCTACATCAACGCCGATCCGACCGGCCCGGCGATCCTGGAGAGCGACTACATCGAGGGCGGCAGTGCCACGCAGTACGTCCTGGACGCCTACATGGCGCTCATGACCGGCTGGCTCCGGCGCTCCGACTCCGGGCACCTGTTCGACGCGGCGGGCGCGAACATCGGTTCCACCGTGTTCAGCCGCATGCTGAACCAGATGCCCACGAAGTTCCGGCGCAACCGCAAGGAGCTGCGGTTCTACATCTCGCCCGACCTGGAGCAGCTGTACCGGGAGAAGGTCAGCACCCGCGCGACGCAGGTGGGCGACACGGCCCTCCAGAGCGAGCAGGTGCTCACGCCGTTCGGCGTCCCGATGGTGTCCGCGCCGCTGTTCCCGTTCCAGCCGAAGATCGTGGAGCACCTGGTGCTGGCCGTCGCGCCGGGGACCGTGACCCTGCGCTACAAGCCGCTCGTCACCGGCTCGCTGAAGATCCTGCCGGCGACCCTGGGTGCGACGCCCACCACGCCGTTCGTGGAGGGCGTGGACTACACCGTGAACTACGCCACCGGCGTCGTGACCAATGTTCTCCTGCCGGGGGCGACCTACAAGTTCACCTACCAGGCGCAGCCGCAGATGCTCCTGACGCACCCCAACAACTTCGTCGTCGCCATCGGCCGCGACATCCGCATCGAGAAGGATCGCGACATCTTCAAGCGGGTGAACCAGTACGTCATCACCCTGAAGGTGGACGTGCAGCTTGAGGAAACGGATGCCGTGGTCAAGGGCGTCAACATCGGCACCGGCGTCTAGCACGGGTCGGACCCTCCCGTGACTTCCCATGACGGAGCGGGCTGCAAGTAGGTTCTCC